GTGCCTGCTGTAATTGCACCAGTAAAACCAGTAGCTTGATCATTTTTCCATCTTGAATCTGGGTTTGGAAACATCCAACCAGGTATTGCTGCTCCTCTTCTATTGGGATCATCTAATTGTATTCTATTACCAAACAAAACATTAATCCCAAAAAATGAAGCATCACCTTTTATTAATGTACTAACATTTGATGGGATTGAATCTCCTGGATTTGTTGGGTTATTATAAAATCCACCAAAACTAGTTCCATAAGTTCTTAACTTAGCTACCGTTGGATCACTAATAGCATCGTATATTCCTGCTGCTCTTATAGCTTCTCCAGGCAAGCTAGTGTTTAAACCTAAGTCTGTAGTTTTTCCAATAGCATCTACCGTAAAAAACCTACTTCTAGTAGGGTTTTCGCCTGATGAAACTGTTATTTGTTGAGAAAATGTATTCCAGTTTTGAGCGGCAACTCTTGGAAATAAAACTTCATCACTTGATCTAAACTGAGTTTGCTCAGGAGTTGCTTCAGTTATGTCTGATGGTATTTTATTTATATTATCAGCAGTTAAAGTTATATGGCTTAAATTAGAAGCTTCTGATATGCTATATTGAGTAGTACCAGCTAGTGAGTTAGGTAGATAAGCATTGTAATAATCCTCTGCGCTTTGCTTTACTACTATTTTATAAGAATACCAACCTAATGGGTTTGCATTACCTATTACTTTAACAGCAGTGTTAGCGCTTATTACAGTGGCGGTGTTTAAAGTTATTGTTGGAGGCGTTGATATATTATCAAAAGCTATTATTGATTTAGAAAATTTATTACCATTAGTTAATGTACCTTGAACTATACTACCTATTACTATGTCATTATCCCAGGAATTTGCTAACTCTAATATATCAGTTGAAGAACCTTGAGAAACTGTTAAGTCAATTTCACCACTTCTATAAATACCAGGATAGCCAGATGCATAAGAAACAGATTCTGGAATTCCATTTTGCCAAAGCATTTTTATACTATCTCCAAACCAGTTGTATATGTTTTCTGTGCTTAGTCTATAATTATGAAATATAGTAGAACCAGAAAATATATCACCGCCAGACCCAGCTGGAAATTGAATTGTTTTTTCTCCAAGAGAAGATAATACCACGTCTGAAGATCTGCCATATTTGTCTTGCAGTATAACTCCAATTTGGTAAGTTCTATTTTGCTTTACACTATGATTTGGATATGCTAAAGCTGCTGACACATTAGAAAAACCATTATTAGTTCCATTTGTAGAATCAATTCTAAATTTTTCAGTTACTGAAACAGCATAGTCTAAAGTTAAAGGAGGAGTTGGTTTATCATAAAAATTACCAAAAACCACTCTATTACCGGTTACTGACTGTGTTTTAGCTCTTACTGGTATTTTATCATAAACTCTAACTACTTCAGCATCTGTTAAGTTTCTAAAAGGTTTTCTTGATTGATAATTGTAAGTTAATATTTTAGTGTTATTAGAACTTATTATAGTGTCAGTAGTAGCTAAAGTATCTAAAACTTTGACTTGTAAACCATCAGACTCTTTATATAATACATCTATTTCTATTATATTTAACTCTTTATTGAGCTTATTAATAGTATATTCACAAGGTATTTGTATGTCAACTTCTTGAACTCTGTTTTCAAAAAATGCAACTACAGTTGATTTAGCTAAATTAGACTCTTGAGAAGATAAATTGCTATAATTAAAATCAAGATATTTATTATTACCGTCTGTGTAAGAGCTTGAAGAACCAGGTTCACTTTTACTTATTTTTTGAAATATTGTGCTTTGCTTAAGACCTGTAGTTATGTAACCATCTTGCTTAGGTATAAAACAAGGCTGTGTAAAAGGAGACATTAAAGAATACTCACCATCTTCAAATTTAAATCTATAAGCAAATCTTACAAATTTATTTTCTAAATAATCTGGATCTCCTGGCCACGTTAAATTGTAGTATGGATTTTTATCTGAAAGTAGTACGCTACATCCTGCAAATAAAGTTCCTGCGTCAAAGTTTTTATTAGTGGTTATAGTATAATTATTTGATCCATTAGAAGTAATCCCACTTATAGTAGTGTCATCTGCCATTGTACCTGCAATGCTAGTAGCGGTACTTCCACCAACAGAGCAGCTTATTAACATACCTACTTTTGGTATTCCGTTAAAATTTGCACTAAATGAATTTGCTTGAGCTTGATTAAAAGGCTGTTGATTAATACCACTACTTATAAAGCCAGCCATTGAGGGAGCTAAAAACTTTTTATTTTTAGTATATGATGTTGGAAAATAAAGTTTTATAGTTTGAGTCGAAAAACCAAGTTGTGCTGTGTTAGTAGAAGAAAGACTTATAGTAGTGTCGTTTACTATTTCTGAGATCTGTATGTTTTGACTTTGAACTTGCTGTGTAGAATCTAAAACTACAAACATACCCGCCTTAATAACTGAATTTGAATTTGTTAATTTCCAAGTTATCGCATATGTTGTTCCAGCTGCATCATTAGATGTTAAGGCATTGCTTATTGTTACGGTAGAAGTTGAAATATCCCAAGCTACTATCGAAGTGCTTGCTGGTATACTACCACCTGATATAGCCATTCCTACAAATATATTTTCATTGGCTCCTATTGTTGAAGGATCTAAAGATATTACTGTATCTCCTAAAGATGATCCATTTAAATTGTTAACTGAAGCACCTGTCAGTGCTATGTTAGAGCCAGAGGCGCTAACTACATTGTTAATAGTTACATTGTTAAATAGTATAGGAGTTTTAAAAGGATAGTATTTAGCTAAAGATACTTGATCTTCATTTATATAATGAGGATTTGCACTATCGGCATCAGCACTTAAAGCTAGATTAACATTTATTTTTCTAGGTTGATTTCTATCATCAGTCCAGAATAATAAATCTTCTATTAAGTTTATACCATTTATTAAGTTAGTTGTTGAAAAGTTTAAAAAACTACCGCGAACTAGTATTTGAGTTTGAAAAGTGTTTAAGTCATATACACCTAATGCACAATATGCGCCGGCAGGCGCGTAGTTGACATTATTAGTATTTCCATTAACATCTGTATAGTTAGTGATCATTACAAATATTCTTTCATTTGTAAAATCCATTAATTCACCTATTATAACCGCTCCATCAATATCTGTTACAAAAGAATTTAACTTAACGTTGCCTAAAACATTTTCCATAGCACCAACATCTGAACCTTCAGACTTGCTTACATTAACGTTTTGAGCATTTCTATACTCGCCTTTAGATAATATTCTATCATCTAAGTCTTTATTCATTTTAGACTTAATAAAAGTATTCTGTACTTTTGCCATTTAAATTTAGTGTTTAATCCATTTAGATTTACCTCTCATGACTTGGGTAAATTCTCCCATTTTAATATTGCTTAATCTTATTTTAGCATTTCTTAATTTAGCAGACTTTTCTTTTTTAAACCTCTGAACTATGTATTCAGGAGTCTTTGGCATGTAAGATATTATATTATATACTATATATGAATACAATGCGTCCTCGGCCATCTTAGGCACCTTAGAATCAATATCATAAGCTAAACCGTCTGATACATATTCTAAAGTTATTAACCTACCCGCTAAGTCTCCACTAAATGCAAACACTCCTCTTCGTTCATCTATAGTAAACCATCCATTTTTTTGAGAAGTAACTGGATCTAATCCATACCTTTGCCCATATGCCATTTTCCACCAAGACCAATCAAAAACATTAGAACCATTGTTTATATCAGAAGCAGAAGTATTGCCATTTATAGATCTTGAGTTAGCTGTTCTCCATCTATCATTTGTTATAGATTGATTAGCTTGAATAGAGTTGCCGTATATGTCTTGAGTAGGTATACCTTGAGAATCTTGTATTGGTAGGAATGTAGGATTTACTGTTAAAGTTGTTGGATATATAATGTGTTTAACACCATTACTATCTATCCATGATAACTGAACGTAGTTTACATAGTCTTGAGGAATGACTATAGATAAATTAGCTGGAACACTTAGCTCTTGTATATTTACTGATTTTAAAGTGTCGTAACTAAACTCTTGTAATCCTCTTTTTGCATGAAATAGTACATCTGATCTTTTAACTCTACTAATAACCTTGTCATTCCCAACATAAGCTAACATAAAGTTGTTTACAATATCTTTTAAACTAACGTACTCATAGCTTTTATAATTATCCCATATGGAAGTAGCTTTTAATCTAACAACTAGTATTGATCCTGCAGGTATTTCAGTAGTTACACCTGTATTTGGATCTGGATTAGAAGTTAAAGATAAAGTTTGAGTTGGAACCCCATTAGTTATTGTTGAAGTTAAGACTTGAGTTATATAATATGGTGACAGAGTAGGATACTGTTGAATACTGTCAACATAAATTTCGTAGTTGTCATAAGAAGTTGGAGTAGCTGAATTATCCCATATTAAAGGCGTCATGTTATTAGGCCAAATAAGATTATTTGTTACGTTTCCATTTGGTGTATAAACTATTTCACCATCGTAGTATTCTGAGGAAGTTTGATCTATTAAACCCATATTTTATTTTTTTGCATTTTGTTCTTCTAAGTTTTGTAAGCCTCCAGCAGCTTGAATTATAGTAGGATCTTTTATTATTATTCCAGCATATTTTAAAATACCTAACACAGAATCTGTTTGTTGGCTTTCACTTATTTCAAATTGTAAACTACCTTGTCCAGTAGCACCCATTAAATTGTTTGATGCTAAGGTTACAACTATAGGTGAAGTTGGATAACTAGTGCCAAAAGCGCCGGTGGGTATTGTTAGCGTATCCCCTACATTAAAACCACTAAAAGATCCTGCTTGAACTATCAAGCTAGTGTTAGTAGAACTTAAAGTTACTGTTCCAGTTCCTACTACATTTACACTTATTACAGCTTTAGTACCAGTACCTCCAGTTGACGATGCATAAGTAAAATCTATGCCTTGTTGTAGAACAAATGTACCTGCAATACCTGTAGAAGTTCCAAAATTAGTTTGTGCTGATAAATTTCCTTGAGCTAACTTGCTAGCTTCAAAAACTGTTGGATCATATATGTATTGGCCTAAGCTGCCTAAAACATAACCCCATCTTACGTCAGAAGGTTTTCTAATGTAATTAAACGTAATATCAGAATTAGCATAAGGAGCAGCACTTGGAAAAACTGTTAGTTTATCTTGCTGGTATTTAGCAACAGGAAAATTATTTGTTGGTTGTGTTAAAGGAGATAGTTTTATTTGATTGTAATCTCTATTACTAAGTATCTCTATCGCAGGCGAATTAACACCTTTATTAAATGTAGCAGAACCAAATCTATGCAAGTCACTGGGTTGATCATAAACATTAGAAGTTGGTGGAGTAGAATTATCTGCAAACTCAGTTTTTTCAAAAACCTGAAATTCTTCCATAGTGTGATCCATTCTAGACGCAAATTCAACATCTGTTTTTGGCATACGTAAAAACTGGTTGTAGTCTTCAAAAAACTTTTCAAATATCTCTAGTTGAACTTGTACAGCTAATTTATTAAACTCATCTGGAGTTAAATAGCCACGTTGCTCTTTATTGATAATGCTTAATACTGTTGTGTATACCGTGTTTACGTTTATTGCCATTTTAATATTTTTAAAAAAAAAGGGTGGCGTAAACCACCCTATTTATAATCACTTGTTATTTCATTTTTTTCTCTATAGACTTATAAACTTCAAGTCCTTCATCCGTTTTAAACCAAGCAGCCATTGCCGAATATGGGTTTTCATCAAAAGGAACTGTCATTAGCTTACGTCCATTAGCTTGCCATTTGAAAGTTCTTTGATCAGATGCTAAAGTTATTATACCTCTTTCTGTAGCTATTATAGCAAAGTTTCTAAGCACTACATTCTCATCATTTGACAAGTCTATAAACAACTTAGGATTTTGCCTAGCAAATAGTAGTAAATCTCTTTTTAATTCTTTAGAGCTTAGATCTCTAACAGAAGATCCTTTTTCAACTCTTAATATAGCTTCTGCCGTGTCTACGTCAGTTTCGTATGCCATGTTCATTGCCATCAATTCCAGTTCTAAATAGTCGTGATGATCTTCAGCTTCAACAACTGCATCGTGTTGAGCAAATATCAAACCATTATGAGGATGGTGATCTAAAAATTCTTGTAAATTTCTTTTTTCTTTAGGAACCATTAAATGTCCTTTTTCAAAAACAACATGTTTTAGTGTTACAGCACCTTTCTGTTCATCAACAAATATACTTTTATGATTTGTAGCATATCTAATTTCTCTTTCAAACCCTTGTTTGGCGTCAAACCAAACTAAAGGATATTTAGAAGAATGTCTTGTTGGTAAAGTATGTGTTAAAGGCATCTTGTTTCTAAGCAAGTAGTAGTTTCTATCTTTATATTCCCAAGTATTTTTTTTAACTTCTTGCTTGGGAGCAGAAGTTTTCTTTTCTTTTGTTTCCATAATATAATATAATATAATAATTAAAAAAGACCCCGCCGAAGCGGGATCTTATTATTGTTTGCTATGAAATAACAGTCATTGTTACTTCAACAGCTTGGCTTAACTTTGTCATTGGAGCAACACCAGAGGCGCCGTTCATAACATCAATTGCATTTTCCACGATATTCGTGTCTTCCTGCGTAAAATTACCAGTACCAGAAACAGTAACTTTGTATCCCGAAAGATATTGAATCACTATATCACCAGTAGATAATTTAACGTCACCTATGTTTTCAGCAGATACTAAATCAAATTCAGCACCTGTTTTTTGTAGTTTAATATAACCCATTTTCTTATTTTTTAAATGTTAATTATTAATTAAGCTCCTTTGAATAACACGAAGTTATTAGCAGCTTGTGTAACTAAACATCTTTCAGATAAGAAACTAACAGTCATTGCATCTAAAGTGTCGGTATAAGCGCCACCTACAGATCCAGTTACCCAGGATTTCATTCTTCTATCTTCAGTTTCAGAAGCTCTATATCTTACATGTAAGAAAGGACGTCTGATATTAGAACCTAACATTTGATCGTACACTGTAGTTGTTCCAGCAGGAATCATTACACCATCAATCTCTTTGTTTAATCCTCTTAAAGAAGCATCGTTTAAGTATTTCCAATCAGTCTTGTAGAAGTCATAAGAACCTCTTCTAAAACCTGAAAATCCAAAGTTTAATGCCATGTCACCATCATTTTCAAATAGACCATAAGAAGCAGCTTGAGTAGAAGCAAATCCACCGTTAACAGCAGCAATCATATCATCAAAATCAAGAGCAGTAGATCTAGATAAGAAAAGCATGTTTTCTTCAATAGCACCTTGCTTGTCTAAGTTTTTAAGAATTTCATCGAAATCACCTAAAGCACCTGAACCAGGAGCAGCAGCTCCAGCAAAACCAGAATATACATTACCTCTTGCTTCAATAGCAGCAAATAAACCTTCAGAACCTTGAACATCAGTTAGTAAAGCAGAACCACCTTGAGAACCAGCAGCAGAAGCTCCTTGTCCACCAAATTGATACTGACTTAAAGCAGTATAAGCAGCGTTGTTCATGTCTTCAGCTTCAACCATAGCCATTTCTAAAGTATCTTCAAATCTTAGTCTAGTTTCAGACTCAGACTTTAAATACCATAAATAACCTGATTGTCCATCTTCAGTAGCAACTTCTACCCAACCGATTTGTGCAGTATCAGAACCATTAATTTGAAAGTTATCTTTCAATATCATTGGTCTGTTGTTATACTGTGTAAAACCTGGCTCAATAGATCCAGCCATACCTACAGCACCTTTTCCAAATTCAGAACCGTATACAAACAAGTTGCATAATCCAGCTCCAGTAGGTAAAGAATTAGTAGCAGTACCATAAAATTTAACCTCTAAAGTATCTTGTAAAGTTCCAGCAGAACTTTTAACAGCTTGGACTAAACCTTTTTGTACTATAAGCCCTGTAGCATTGTCAGATACTAAAACAGTTTGACCAACTCTTACAGCTCCATCAGCAGCTTGCGCTCCTGTAGCAGAAAGATCTAGTACTATTTGAATATCAGCATCTGCTAATCCACCTGGTACACTTACATCTACTTTTCTATAAGCAATATGTAATCTATTTTGTTCAGACCAAATTACTTGATCAGATGTCATAGGCATTTCAGCGCCTACCATTCTCAAGAAACCACCAATTGTTCGGTTTCCGTATCTTTCTATCTCAGCTTCATAAAGCTCAGGTAGATATTGTTGTGCGAAGGTTCCTCCTCCTGTAGCGTCGTCAAATGACAAATAGTTGGTGTTTAAAGCCATTCTATTTTGTGCAGGAACTAACGATGCAGGAAAACTTCCTCCAGTATTAAAAGCCATAATTATATGTTTTTAGTTTTTATTAATTGTTCTTATTTTTTTGTTTTAAATTTCAACTTAGAACTATCAACGCCATTAACTGCTCTTACTTTTAATCCTCCTATAAAAACATCACCACCAGCATTAGGCTTAGGATCTGCGCTTATATTATTAGATTTAGCTAAAACATCTTTAACAGCATCGGCTTTGCCTTGCTCATAAAAATGTTGTGCAATTGTATCTGCATTTCTAGCAGCATATACAGCCTTGTGATAGCCAACAGTATCAGTAATCTCACCTTCTTTGTTTAAGAACTTCTTAACAAATGTACTCAAGCTGGACTGTTTTTCAACAACTTCTTCTGTATTAGAAATATTATATCTAAAAGTTTTATCACCAACATTAAAATCGAAACCTTCGAAATCTTTGTTTAATAAGTTTTTAGTATTAGTTTCAAAATCCTCACGAATTTGTTGAATTTTCTCTTGTTCTTTGTTGTATCTATTGAAAAAGTCCATAGCTTTTTGAGATTCTTGAGTAACGCCCGGTCTCAACTTGATCTCGTCGTAATATTTACTCTTTGTATCTTCCAAAAAATTTTTGGCTTTTGCAATTTCTTCTTTGAATGCAAGTTTCTTTTTCTTTACTTCTCGCTCTTCATCAACCTCATCATCATATTTAAAGTTATCTTCCATAATAAAAGATATTTCTTCATCATCTAAATGTGGTTTAGTATTTTTATAAAACTCTCTCAATAGTGAATTTTCATCTAATTGAGAATAATCTCTATTTAATCTAGTGTAATCTTCTATAGTTCCACCAGTTTCTTTCATAAATGTAACTAGTTTTTCTATATTCTCTGGCATCACTGGTGTTACAGGTGCTTTTACTTTAGCAACAGGTTCTGTTACTTTTTCTACTTTTTCTATTTCTGTTATAGGAGAAGCTACTGGCTTTTCTTCGGTGGACCGTACTTCTTTAACCACGTTTTCGCCACTTGCTTTGTCTTCTTGTTTTTCGACAACAACATCGCTATCATCTGTTTTTTGTTCTTGAACGGCATTTTCTTTTGTATATACAGTGTTTATTTTGACTGGTTCTTCAGCTGTTTTCATATCTAAATTAACTTTAACAGTACTTCCTGTATTTTTATTAGTTAATTTTTTTGGTTTTTTTATTTTAAGAGGTTTTTTCTCTTTATCTTGGATTGTTTCTGACATAATATAATATAATAATTAATAATATTTAAGACATGTTAAATGCACTTAAATCTAGACCTTCAGGATCTTCAGTTTCAGTAAAATTAGTTGGTCCACTATCGTTTTTACGTTGACTAATCATTTCACTTTGTTGAGTACCTGATATTCTAGTTCTTTTATCTTTTCGATCTTCTATTTCTCTTTCTCTAGTTGTGTCTCTATCAATTTTTAATTGCTCTAATTGAACATTGTGACCAAAACTAACTTCTAGTAATTGTTGTTTAAGCTGCGCTTCTGTTTGTAATCTTTGTATTTCAAACTGAGATTTAGCTTGTTCTATCTGTACTTGAGTCTCAGCAAGAGCTTGTTGTTTTTGCATCTCAACCATCGCGGCTTTTTCAGCAGTTTCTTGATTAGCTTTTGCTTGAGCCTGTATATTAGCTTGTGCGGCTTGTTGAGCAGCTTCAGCTTTCTTTTTTCTTCTATACTTTAAAAATCTATTTGCTAGTTGTATGTTTCTAACTTCTCTAATATCTATAGCATCTTCAAGATCTATTTGTCCAGATTTTAAAGCTACTTGTATATTCTCTTCTAGTTTAGCTTTTTGCTCTTCATCTGGTTCTAAGTTTAAAAATATACCAAAGTCATGAGTGTTTAAATTTACTAATTCGTCTAATGTACCAACATTGTATTGTGATATACTGTTTTCTAAAGCGCTTCTAGTTAATGGAAATTTTAAAGAGTCTGCAACTCTTAAAGATACATTTTCACAAGCTCTTAAAGTTAAAAATAACTGAGCTTGAAGTATGTGTCTAGTTGCTACGTTTGAATTAGCAGCAGCTAGTTTTTGTAAACCAACTAGTGATTGCTTATCAGGCATTGAACCATCTCTAGCTTCATTTAGTCCGGTTACGTCTCTAATCATCTGTAAGTAATACTGATAAGTTTGTATTAGTGATTGTATTTTAGCTCCACCAGATCCAGACTGTAATTCTTGTATTGGAACTTTACCTCTATTAGGATCTCCATCAACAGTGCTTGATCTACCTACAATACTACCAGTTTGAAAATACATATTTAAAGCTTCTCTAGGATTATAATTAGTTCCATTGCCTAAATCTACTTCTGCTAATCCATCTACGTCTAAGAATACACCATCTGGTACTACTCTAGCTAATACTTGCTGTATTTTTAAATGAGTTAATTGTATCATATCAGCAAATCCGGTAACTCTAGAAACTAAAGATTCTATTCTGCCTTTGTACATTCTTGGTGCACAAATAGCGTAGTTTAAATAAACTTTATTAGTATCAGCTGTAGGTCTAGTCATATTTTCAGAAAGCTTCCATTGCATCATCATTGGGTGACCTAGCACTTTAGCTCCACTATAAAGTGTTTCTATAGTTCTTGAAACTCTTTCAAAATTGTCATTAGGTTCTGGATTAAAAGTATCAGGCTTTTCTAAAGCTTTTTCAAGACCATAAGCATTTTTCTTTATTTTAAAAACTTGATCAGAGTAAGTTTTATATTCAAAATATAATACTTGAACAGTTAAGTCATCATTTCTACCATTATAATTTCTTAAATATTCTGCATTGCCAGGATATTTTTGTATTGTTTCCATTTCTTCATTAGTCAATCCTGGAAATTGAGTTTTTAAATCTTGTAAAGAAACAGATTTAACTTCACCTGCATAGTATAAATTTTCAAAATTAGGATCTTCTGTGTAAGAATAAACTAAAGTAGCTGGATCAACATATTCTACTACAACACCTCTAGCTCTATCCCATCTAGTTTTTAATGCCCCTATACCTAAAACAGTTAAATCATAACAAACTCTTTGTCTAGTTAGATCGTATTTGTTTTTATCTAGTATTGTATTTATAACTTCTTCTTCGGCAACTTCTACGCTTTGTTTAAAGTCCATTTGCAAATGAACAGCTAATTCCTCTTTATCTTGAGGCGCAGCGTCTGGATTTGCAGAGTTAAAACCATCTACATTTAAAACATTTTTTGCTTCTTTTAAAAAATCTTTAGCAACTATATCAGTCATTAGCCCTCTAGCATAAGCTGTTCTTTGCCTAGAACATACAGGATCTTGTGCGTAAGCATTTATTTCATAACTTCTATCAGCTATGCCATTAACTACTATGTCAACAAATTTAGATAATACAGGCACTGGCTTCCAATCTAAATTTAAGTAAGAAAGATCTCCATCTATTGCTAATTCATCTTTATATTTTTGTACAGGTTGTTCGCCTCTTGCATATAATCTTAAAGTATGGTAGTGATTGTAGTTTACGGCGTAACCAGACATACCTGCTCCACCTCTATAGTTTCTAAACCATTCGCCTTCTATTGCTCTTCCTACAGCTAAACCATATTCCAAAGTAGCTTTTTCAGCATCCGGAACAACTTGGTTTGGAAAAGAACTATTGTTGCTAGTATAAATTTGCGCCATATTTATTTTATAATTTTTGAAATACCACCCTTATTATCATACCTTTTAAAATCAAGGTTGATAGGTTGTCTTTTTATATCGGGCACTGGTCTATATCTATTCTTGTTGCAAGCCATTATAGCTAAGCCAGAACTAATAGTTGCATCGTGCTTTGTTCTATTGTTTATGTTAAAGACCGCCCAGTCTTCTAATGTTTTTTGAAGATACATGTCTCCATACTCTTCATTGCTTAATCCTACATATTCTTCTATGTAAGATTCTACAGCAGCGGCATGCGCTTGCTTAATGTCTTCGCTTGAATTAGGTATTCCACCTATTTCTCTTTCTGTTGTTGATAGCTTATTCCAAACCTTGTCAGGTCTATTCATTGAATATCCTCTATAACCTCTTCTTTTAAAATGATACAATAATCTTGGTTTATTATTTTCACAAAGTATTGGCATACCATAAAATATACAAGCCATTAAAACATCTTCAAAAAATATCTCAGCTGTTTGTGGCCTCGATATATATTCTAAAAAAAAGTGATTAGGAGGTGCATCTTCCATTGAAAATTTAGTTAACCCATGTAATGCTCCATTAGATCCTTTGCCATCTACAGTTCCTGAAATATCATAGCTATCACAACCAAAAGCACCTAAGTGTTCGTTGCCTGGATATTTTACTCCATTTTTTAATATTATTCTATTTTGTAAATTTCTTGGTGGAACCCATGTTACTAAAAACCTGCCTTTGTTATCAGGTATAAATAATACAGTTGTATCTTTAATGCCGTTATTCCACATGAATTTACCTTGAGTTACGCTAGTAACATTATTAAATTCTTGATTGTAATCTATTTGTTGATATATTCTAGTAAGATTGAATAAACTTTGTTTTGACTCATCTCTAAAAGCATGTTGTTCTGTTCTTGGAAACTGTCTGTAATATTCATTTAAACTATCTTGGTCAGATTTTAATCCTTCAACTTCGTTTTGCCAGTGTTCAATAACGCCTGTTGTAATTTCAAAACCGTCAACTCCTTTGACTGGATTTTCTTTTCTAATGAAGACAGGTGATCCGTAAGAATCCATGAATCCTTCGTAGTTCCATTCCATAGGGATGAACAAAGAATAGAGTCCAGAAGATGTTTGTCCATTACGATTTCTTTTTGTAACGTTTGAATTATAGTATAATTTTTTGAAATTGTTTCCACCTTTATCTAATGCGTTTGAAGTTGAGCCCATCATACACTTGCCTACGATTCTTGATCCTAGCCTTAGTGTTGTTTTTGTAACTCGCCAGTTGTTTAATATATTGTCCGGTCTTTCCCATTTTCCGCTTTCGTCGTGTGCTAATAATTTTAATTTCTCACCATCGTAAGAGTTATCACCTGTATTTTTCCAGTCAATAGTTGTGTCAAGCCCATCAAGCTCTCTTAATTGTTCATTACTCTCAAGCTTTCTTCTAGTAAGTTTTGATGCCGGAACACGATACGCCAATTCAGTCTTCGGCCTGTCCATACCATCTTGAATGGGTTTAAAGAAGAAAGGGTAGTTAACTGATATTGGAACAACTTTATCTGTAAACATTTTCTTTGCATCAGATCCTGACTTAGATAATATACCAAATCTTGCATCTGAAGATATTGTTGCTTGGTTAACGAGCTCCGCAGAAGACATGAACGAAAATCCAGATCTTCTATTTTTAAGGTAGCACATCCCATAACACCTTGTATCTGCTTTACATGCTTCCCAGAATATAAAGAATAATCTATTTGCTTCTCTATAGTCAGGTGCTCCAACGTCAATCTTTGACCATTGTAAGTACATGTAGTGAGTACCAGTGATATATGTAGGATTACCTTTATTATAAAACCAATAACCTTGCTCTCTTCTAGTAAATTCTTTATCAATGTAATCATACCACTCTTCTTTAAATTCAGCTGGGTATTCTTCCCAATCAAATCTACTTTTAATTCTATTTAATTCTTTTGGATAATCGGCTTTTTGCCAGTATTGATCTTCTTTATTTTCGCTTCGTTTAAACGGTTCATTTGTTGCTGGTAAAGCAATCCTGAGATTTTGTATTTCAATGATTTGTCCAATTTGTCCAGTTTTACTTATTACTATAAAATCATAATCAGAGTTATAACCATACTCCCATTTTTTTAAACGATTCTGTTTTTTTAATATCTTAGGGTTAATTAAATCCTTAACCTCTTTCCATAGAGTTTGATCGTAACTCATTTACTTCTACCTTCCGCAAAACCTTTAAAAGTATTTTCTTTAACTTCTTTAGGTTTTTCATTTAACATGTTTTCTTCCTCTTGTATGCGGGTCAATATTTCAAAAGCATCCATTATGGCTAGCTTTTTAGTTGCGGCAGCATTTTTTAATCTATCAGCGCTTACATCGTCGTCTGAGTCTACAATCTTTTCTTTTGCTACCTTAATTAGTTCTTCAATGGCTTTATGCCCAGCTTGGATTATTTTCTTTTTCGTTTCCTTGGTATTCATGCGTTAAAGCTATATCATTTGATTTCATACAATAAAGTCGTTCACCATCTATTATAAACTCAAATTCAGAGTTTGGAGTAAACGTAATAAGTGTTCCAGGATTAATTCCTAGTGCTTCTAAGGTCTTGTTAGTATATTTTACTACACCAACATTAGGTTGTTCTTTTCTGTTGTTTAAAAATCCTTGATTTTTCAAAGGCTTAATAAAGCAGTAATTAAGATGACACTTTAGATTATACATATATATTTGTTCTGGTGAAACAAAATATAAATCATCTTTAAAGTAAGTTGAGCTATTACGTTCTCTTCCTTTTTGATCATACCATCTTCTAAATATATTATGATGAATATATACTTCATCTCCTATATTTATTTTAGTATTATAAGCTGCAGGAGTTGAAACTACTACAGCTTTTTTACTAATAAATTGATGATCTTCAATACTGGTGTTAATAACTAAATCAACATCTCCAACTTTTCTAATATTATCATACCTATTATTTAAAGGTTTAACAATAAAGCTATATAGACTTTTCACTAATATTTCAAATCATACTCAACAGAAACAGCCATATTAGAATTAAACTTTTTCCAAGGTAAAACTTCATCGTTTTTAGTTATATATATATTATACGATTTATCTTCATCTTCAAAAAGAATATCACTAATAGTATGACCTCCATAAACTTCTTGACCAGTAGAATAATGCATAGCTTCATTCTTGTAGTCAGCGCCTATGCTAATCTTTCTTATCTTCGACATCAGTTGGTATTTCCGTAATTTCTCCGGTTTTTAAATCAACCTCAACATTACCATAACTGTCTTGAAGTTCTTTTTTTAATTTATCTAATTCTAATTTCATAGTATTAATGTTAACCATAACATCTTGTTGGGCCACATGTAATAAACCTATTTGTTGAACTGATTCATTATATCTAGAGGTTAATTCTTGAGCTCTTGATAATTCTTCTTTTTTTAATTTACTCATTTGATTTGATTTTATTGTTTGTTTTGTTTTGTTTTAAAATATAGCTACACAATCAACTCCTACAATTAATTTAGTAGCTAGCATAGGCGTTTTATCACCTACTACGGTTCCTGGTTGAACTTGTTTAAATACAACTTGATTTCCAGCTTCAGTTACTATTGTAATATTTTGAGCTGTTGTTGATCCATTGTATATCACAGCACCTCTTTTACCAGTGTTTGCTATTGTACCTGTCCCAGCTGTTAAAGCCACGGCGTCATGACCAAACACTCTTGGTTGTGCCATTGTATTTCCTTCTAAACCATCTAGTGTAGGTTCCCAGCTATTATATGCCATAATTATTTATTTATTTTTGTTATTTTTTCAGCACCACGACTTCCGAAGTATGCTACGTAAACTGTTACCAGTAATGTTTTTAATAAGTTTATCCAAGCTTCATCTACTTGAAATTGTAAGTGAAAAGAATCTACAGCCATCATAAAAACTGCGGAAGCAGTTAAGAATATAAGAGCTAGTGGTCTAGTGTTTTTTGAAAGCCACGAGTCGCTTTTCATATCGCTTCTCCACCTGCTAGATACTTCTTTCATTTCAGCTATGTCTTGCTCTATAAGCTTCATAGCTTGTTCTTTATCAACCGCCTTGATCTTATTATCACTTGATATAATATTTTTTACTATACCAAGAGTTCCTTGATTAGGTAACACATCGCCTAATGCTGCTAAAACTTTAGGTGCTTTGCTAGATAAAAAAGCACCTATTTTAGTTTCTTTAAAAGTTTTCTTTTCAGACATTACTCGTTATTAACTATATTATTTGAAGGATTTGGTCTATCTACTTCAACCTTAGCTTTTCTAGAAATATTTTCAAATCTATCTCCGCCAGCGTTTCCATAAAATTCTCCATAATCTTGGACATCTCCAGTTTCCGTATCAGTATATGTTTTTACATTACCTAGCTCCGCTTTCATTGCTTCGTTTATGGGTCTGGAAAATTCAAATTTAGCTTTTGCATACTCATCTGCTAAATTTTTATAATCATCTGCAGTAAAATACACAGATTCTTGACCATGGGGTTTTGATTGATCTGTATAGAAAAATTTACCTTTATTTGGGCCACTAGACTGTCCTTTTTGTGTGCCCATTGCACCGGAAAGTATTTGCATCTTGTCCGCCAGTTTTCTTCCTTCTGGAGTTGCATTAAACTCTTTAGTTCTTACTTCTTTATTTTCTTTAACAGCATCAGCATCATAAGTTCCTCCGGCAACAATTTGTTTTGCAGTTTTCTCAAGTTTAGCTTTATCTACTTTACTTGCTGTAACTGGATCTCCATTGTTGTAAGCCATTGTATTGCCATTTGCTTTAATAGGATTATCGTTTAATAGCCCTTTATTTTTTAAAACATTTGGTCTTGGATCATTTAGTTTAAATGCCATAATTATGATTTCATGTGTTTAGAAAGAATAGAACCACCTTTTTTAGATTTTCCCATATAATCAGCTTTTGAAGCAGACTGATCACCATGAGAAGCACCTGTTTTACCGTGATAACCTTTATCAGTTCCTTTATAATTAGCATAGTCAATTCTAGAAGCAGACTGATCACCTTTCATAGCACCATGTTTGTAAGCCATAGTTTCATCCATTTTACCCATAGACTTCATGTCATGTTGAGCATTTTCAGCATAGTGCTTTCTTGCACTTGAGCTTAAACTAGGATTAGAAGCTTCTTTAACGTTATACTTAATAGATTGTTTGAAATACTTGATAGGACCATCTGAATACATAGTAGACATAGAACCTTCACCAGCTGTTTTTTTAGAATCTTTAGTATCCATTTGATCAAAATCTTTAAATGTAGTTGGTGCAGAAGCACTTAAAATAACATCTTTTATTTTATCTTTATAATCTGACTTAGCTGTTTTTTTAGCTGTTTTAACCGCTTTTTTACCAGCTTTACTAACTTGTTTACCAGCTCTATTAGCTTTTCTTTTAAGACCACCTTTTAATCCAGCTTTTTTACCAGCTTTTTTATCTCCAGATTTTATTCCTTCTGTTATTAATTCTGCTCTTTTAGCTTCAGTAGCAACTTTATCTTCTTTCATATCAGAAGGCTTAACTTTACTAGAAGAACTTGCTTTTGGATTATTAGTAGGTTCTACTTTTCTATTAGTTTTACCTTTACCATAAGCTGAGTTTATTGAGTTTTGAGCAGCATTATATTCTGGACTACCTTTTTTAGATGCGTTTCTAGTCTTAATATAAGAATCTAATTTAGGATCTTTTTTCTTAGCACTAGCGTAAGTACCACCACTTGCAGGTTTTTTATTAACCGGCTTAACAGGTTTATCTGGAGCTGGTGGAGTGTCTACTTTTTTTGCAGGTTTTGCTGGAGCTATGTCTACTGCCTTACCTGTTTTAGGGTCAAACTTTTTTGTTACTTTACTTTTATTTGTATCTTTTTTGTTCATTTCAGAAGCTGGAGTAGACGCGCTACCTCCGCTTACATCTTGTACTGGTGAATATGCCATTGTTTTATTTTTTTTTTGTTTTATATGCTTCTTGTTCCCAAGGGAAGCTAGGATCTCCTTCGATTTTCCAAGTTCCTTTGTATTTTATTTTTCCATTTTTTCTTGGATAAGTTTCCCCTTGCCAAGTAACACTATCATTAGTGTAGTTTAGTCCTTTGTTTCCATCAGACTTTTCAAAATCTTTAAATTGCTTTACATGAACTAATTCATGATCATCAACTTCTTTTCGTTGTTTTGGATCTGTAATATCCATATTCATTACTATTGTGCCATTTTTATTGGCTCTTCCTAATACGCCAGGTTCTTCTTTTTTTTCGTATCTTGGAGTATTGTCTATTTTATAAGGTGCTTTTATTTTAAATGCCATAATACATATTTAACAATTCCATCTTCTTCTAGCCGCTAAACCTCTTTTACTTTTCCATGACTTTGATCTAGCGCAAAAAGCTTTTCTACGTTTAGCTGGTTTACTTCCTGGTTTTAACTCACTAGGTTTTTTAGTTACCGCAGTTTTTAAATTACTTTTTGGATTTTTAGCTTTGTATGAGTCAACACCTTTTTGTGTCATGCCTCCACCTGCTGCAGCACCAGTACCGCTATCATTGGCTTTATTAAAATTTTTACCTTTGCCAATGGTTCTTCTCACATCACCTTTCTTTTCAGTAGGTGATTTTTCACCACACTTTAAACTAGGGTTAGCTACTTGTCTCCAATCTTGTTTTACCCAATCTCTAAGCCCATTACTTTTAGTGCCAGTAACAT